TCCTTGGCAAGACTATGATCGAACACGTTGTTGACGCATTCCCGGTCGAAGCCCACAAGATCTTTATCGTTCTTAAAGAACATGATGAGCAATACAATGCTGTCAATATGCTTAGAGCTAAGTGGCCTGACTGCGATGTCATTCTTATCGATGATGTCACTGATGGCGCTGCATGCTCTGTTTTGAAAGCTAAACACTTGATCGACAACGATGACGTGCTGGCGGTCATGAACTCCGACAACATTATCCGCTGGAATCCAAAAGACCTAGACAAATTGCACTGGTTCGATGGTATGGTCATGACGTTCGAAGATTCTGATCCTAAGTGGAGCTTTGCTAAGATCGACACCAACGGCATCATCACAGAAGTTGTTGAAAAGAAACCAGTCTCAACTCATGCCACCGCAGGTCTTTACTTCTGGACTAAAGGCAAGAACTTCGTCCACGCTGCAGAGCAAATGATCGCCAAAGATATTCGTGTCAACAATGAGTTCTACGTCGCTCCGGTCTATACTCAAAATGCAGAGATTGGTCAGCGATGCGTCATTGCTCAAGTCATTGAGATGAACGGTGTTGGTGTGCCAGAAGATCTTGAAGCATATATCAAGAAGATGGAATCTAGTGACTAAGCCTGTTTTTCTGGTACGTTTGATGCTGAGGTCGTGGAGTGGTTCAAATCGATCAAAGCTAACAGTCGTCCCGATCGAGCTAGTATGAAACTATTAGTTGCTAATGGCTGTTCGATGACTGAAGGCGCTGACTTGGGTTTTGAACAGTTCGTTGGAGAGAACAGAGTGAGGAGACGTCAGCCTCCTTATTTGACAAGATACCACGAGTGGATGTCCGATGAGCATTTTGAGTATATGAGAAGAAATGCTTATCCGTCGATCGTTGCAGAAGGGCTTGGTTTGGAATGTATGAACCTAGGATTAGGCGGATCGTCTAACAGAAGAATAGTAAGAACGACGATTATCGAGCTCGAACAGCTTAAGAAGAAGTATGAGTCTAAGGATGTGTTTGTTTTGATCGGCCTGACGCACTCAGGACGTTTCGAGATAAACATCACCGGGTATCACAATACATTTGTCAGTGTGATCCCTAATGGCCATCCTATGACTGAAGGCGCCAACTCTGCCGAACGCCGCTATGCTAAAGAACGAATGGCATATGTCAATGAAAGCTTGATTGAGCTGCTGACAGAAAACTTCATGCACATCATTGCGCTCCAAAACTACTTGAAAGCCAATCAGTTCGCATATACGTTCACATTTGGCTTTGGTTGTAAGTATGAAGACTTCTTTGACGAAACCGAAATTGAAGAAGCTATGTCATGTAGCGAGCTATGTAAACTATTTGAAGTAGTGGACACTTCAAAATTCATGGGCTGTACCGAGACCACATCACTTAGGGAATTTATTCATGCTGAATATGGTATGAGCTTCTACACCGAATGTTTGAGTAAAGGGTTATTGCCGCATCCAGCATCGCATCCACTAGAAGAAGGGCATAAGTACTGGGCATCGGTGATTCTGTCATTCATAAATAACTGAAGCTATATTCAAAAGGTGTACTACTGCGATGAAAACTATCTGGGGCATCAATGCTCTAAATCACGATGCCAGCATCACAGTGATGCGCGGCAATGAAATTCTATTTGCCGGTCATTCTGAACGTTACTCAAGAATCAAAAATGATTCGAAGCTCAATCTCGAGATTGTGACAGAAGCTATGGCACACGGTTTGCCTGATGAAGTAGTCTGTCTTGACCGTCCGCTAGTCAAGAAGTCACGCCAACTCTACGCAAGCCAATATCATGACTTGTTTGAACAATCTGTCAAGTCTCATCTTAGAGAGCTTGGCGTTGTAGCCCCAATCTCTTACGTAGGACACCACGAAGCTCACACCGCCGCGGGCTTCTATACTTCTCCATTTGAAGATGCGGCTGTTGTTGTCGTTGATGCTATCGGAGAATGGGACACTATTTCCGTTTGGCATGCTGAAGGTTCTAATTTGACGAAGATCCATTCCGTTAAATATCCTCACTCAATCGGTCTGCTCTATTCCGCATTTACTCATCGCGTTGGTTTGAAGCCAAATGAAGAAGAATATATCCTAATGGGTATGGCCGCTTACGGTGTCCCTATCTTCAAAGAGCACATCAAAGAGACTTTGATCGAATGTATGGATGCTCCTAACTTCCGTCTACGCCGCAATGTCCACAAAGGCATTCTGGGCTGGGAAGAACAACTTGGCGAAGAGTACCATTGCGACATTGCTGCAAGTATTCAAAGCCTCACAGAAGACTTCATGGTTGACTTGGCTCGTTACGCGAAGAAAGCCACCAAGTCTAAGAACCTCGTGTTGATGGGCGGCTGTGCACTTAACTGTGTTGCTAACGAAAAGATCGCCAAAGAGAGAATCTTCGATGACCTTTGGATCATGCCAAATCCGGGTGATGCAGGTAACTCGTTAGGAGCTATCCTTGCCTATACACGTCAGAAAGCAAATTGGGTCTCACCTTACCTCGGTACTGCTATCAACCGCACATTCAATGTCGGAGCAGCACTCGAAGCTCTAGAGACAGACAAGATTATTGCTATTGCAACTGGCCGAGCAGAGTTCGGACCTCGTGCTCTTGGCAATCGTTCTTTGATTGCAGATCCACGCGGCAATGAAATCAAAGACAAGGTCAATGACATTAAGCAGCGTCAACGTTTCCGTCCATTTGCTCCTATCATCTTGGAACATTTAGCGCATGATTATTTTGAAATGCCTGTGTTAAATTCGCCATACATGCAATTCACTGCTAAGTGTAAATTCCCTGACGAGTTCCCAGCAATCTGTCATGCTGATGGAAGTTCACGAGTTCAGACTTTGACACGTGCGCAGAACCCAGAATTCTACGCACTGCTTGAGTCATTTTATGAAAAGACCGGCTGCCCAATTCTGTTGAACACTAGTTTGAACATCAAAGGTGAACCGCTAGTAAACACTTGGCAAGATGCTAAGCGCTTTAGTCAAAAATATGATGTGAAGGTGTTTTAATTCTTCGCGCTGCGGTAAAATTTCATAATACACAAAGAAGAGGCCATTTAGTGTCCGACGAAGTTATCCCTTCATCAAATCAAGACAAGTTTGACCACGCAAAGAATATCCGTGATCAATTGAATGCCATCTCGCCTACCATGTGCATGGCGAAGTGGCTTCAGTCGACTGTTACTCTATACAATGGCTTCACTCATTCTTGTCACCACCCAGTGGCGCACAAGATTGATGTCAGTCGTTTGTCCAAGAACCACAAAGAGCTTCACAACACACCTGTTAAGTTCATTGCTCGGGATGAAATGCTGCGCGGCATCCAAACGAAAGAGTGTAACTACTGCTGGAACATCGAAAACCTAGGCACCGATCACCTCAGCGATCGTACTTACAAGAGTGCCAACTCTTGGGCATGGCAACATAAAGACGAAGTTCTCGCCTCTAAACTTGGCGAGAATATCAACCCAACTTATCTAGAAGTTGCATTCGAATCGACCTGCAATTTCAAGTGCACGTACTGCTCGCCAGACGTCTCATCTCGTATCATGGACGAAGTCCGCACTCACGGCCCATACCAGCTTACGAACTACGCAATGCATGACTTGAACTACTTGGCTCAACAGGATAAGATTCCTATCCATTGGAAAGAGTACAATCCATATATCGAAGCTTTCTGGAAATGGTGGCCCGAGCTATATGGCAGCCTCAAGACGTTCCGAATCACTGGTGGTGAACCGCTACTGTCACGGCACACATGGAAGGTACTCGAACACATTGCAGAGAACCCACGTAAGGATTTGACTCTTGCAATCAATACGAACATGGGTGTTCCTCGTAAACTCATAGAACGTTTGATTGAGCTGTGCAACAAGATCGCACCGAACATCAAAGAGCTTCAGATCTTCACTAGTGCTGAATCTTATGGCAAGCAATGCGAGTATATTCGACACGGTATGGTTTGGGGCGAGTTTGTTTCAAACTGCGAGCTGTTCCTCGAAAAGACCCACCCAGAAACCCGTTTGAGTTTCAGTGTGACATCCAACTCTTTAAGTGTCACATCATTCAAGCAGTTTATGGAATGGATTGTCAGTCTTCGTAAGAAGTTCAATACAGATAATGCTTACAACCGTATCCCTATCATGATTGCTTATCTGCGTTGGCCAAACTTCTTGTGCATGATCAATCTGCCGCAAGATGTGAAAGAGAAGTATGCAGCAGAGTGGATTGCATATACCAAGTCCGAGTCATTTGAGAACAAAGGCTCTGGCGAGATTGGCGGCATTTACTTGGAAGAGATTGACCAAGTAGAACGTCTATGCGAATTCATGTTGTCTAAGGATGCAATTGAAACAGACTTGTCAGATTTCTACATGTTCTACAAGCAATATGACGTTCGACGCAAAGAGAATTTCCTAGAGACTTTCCCTGAATTAGAAGGCCACTGGAATAACTGCAAGTCTATTGCCCAAAGGTTTGGAAAAGAATAATGGCACTTGATGTAGTTTTTCTTGTCAAAGATACCGAACGTAGTATGTCTAGGTTTGAGTATCACAAACGCAAATACCCATTTGCGAAGAAGTTAGTGTCAGAACAATTTGATGTTGATACAGTAAAGAGAGCTGCAAAGCTCTCTTTATCATCTTGCTTCTATGTAGTAAAGGATGAAACAATTGTCGATGACTTTGACTTCTCATACAAGCCAGAAGAATCAGAACAACAGTTTGTTCATTCTTGGCCCTATCGAAAGAACGAAGGACGACAAGTTTTCAGCCCAGATTTGGATGATTCATATGGAGTGTTTTGTTTCTCCAAAACCGTAGTCAAAGGTTCTGAAGGCGTAGATCCCGCAAGGCTTGGCAATGGCATAACACGTCATGAAGAATCTGTTGGACGTAGAGCTCCACTAGACATCATTGTTGTTTCGCATGATGAGCCAGAATTGATGGCTAACCAGCTCAAGTTTGAAGCTGATATCGGAATGAAACTGAAGCGAGTTGACCACACGGATCCAGATGAAGCATTGAGGATCTCCGCCAAAATATCCGACACAAATCCTTTCTATGTTGTGGACATCAGTTCAACTCCTATAGGATTTGAGTTTGATTTCTTTCCAGAGCTCTACGATGAAAAGTATGTGCATATTTGGAAGAATTCTGATACTACATATGGCGGCGTAAGTCTGTACACTAAAGAACATTGCACTGGTGAACTTAAGTATCAAGCTAAGTACATACCAATTCAAGCGTGTGAATTCGAGGAACATAAATTTGACATCGTATTCATCTCATACGATGAGCCTAATGCAGAAACTAATTGGGCAGCATTATCTAAGAGATTCCCAAGAGCTAAACGTATTCACGGCATCAAAGGTCTAGTGGCTGCACACAGAAAAGCCGCTGGGCTGGGCAGCACACAAAGCTTCTTTGTTGTCGATGGTGATACAGAAATTCTAGAATCATTCGACTTCAACGTAGACATTCCAGATTATGATCGCAAATATGTCCACATTTGGAAGTGTCGAAATCCAGTCAATGGCCTAGAGTATGGCTATGGTGGTGTGAAACTCATGCACAAGTCGATGTTCACGGGTGTTGATGGTAAAATCATTGACATGACTACTGTTCTTGGACAAGGCGTAAAAGTCATAGATGAGTGTGTGTCTATCACTCACTTCGATTCAGACACATTCAGAGCGTTCCGTGGCACATTCAGAGAATGTGTTAAGTTGTCTAGTGGCTCTATAAAGAACCAAGACTGTGATGAGACTAGAGAACGTTTAGAAACATGGACAACTAAAGCTGAAGGCAAATTTGCTGAAGTTGTTTTATTCGCTTCTAGGCTTGGTAAAGAGTATGGAGCCAAGCATGCAAATGATCCTGAAGCATTGTCCAAAATCAATAAGTACGATTGGATCTACACGTACTACAGAGAAACATATTTAGCATTTAAGGAATCAAAATTGATTGGCGAAAAATACAACAAGCTTGATATGCAGACGATTATCAATTTAACAAATCTTCTATACAGCGAAGAGACGATGTTGCCATTGGAGCAAATTAGAGACGCTTTAAGCTCTGGTCAGATTTCGTCTAAGTTATGGCTTATTGATGAGCTAAACAATCTCGACATCAAAGCATCCGAGTTTGAGGTGTTAATAGTTGGCGGCTGGATTGGCTTGCTGTCAAATTTCATTTTCCAGTTCTATAAAGACCCGGAAAAGATCAAAAGAATTATTTCCGTTGATTTGGACAAGCGTTGTGAATTGATTGCTGACCGTTTGAATTTGCAGAATCACATGGCAGAATGGCGATTCAAGGCGGCAACCGCAGACATGATGGAAATTGATTATTTGAATCCTAATTTCTGGATTGAATCTGCCAATACAAGCATCCATTCGCGTTATGACATCTTGATCAATACTAGTGCCGAACATATTAACAATATCTCGGAATGGGCCGAGCTTATTCCAAAGGATAAACTAGTCATTGTCCAATGTAATAACTACTCTGATTGCGAAGGACATATTAGCTGCGTAAATAGCGAAAGTGAATTAGTGGATCAGCTCAAATTATCTAAGGTTCTATACCAAGGAACTTTGCCATGTGGACACTATGATCGGTTCATGGCTATCGGGATCAAATGACCATTGAACTAAAAGAAATCACGTTCGAAGAAATTCTTCCTGTCTGGAGAGAAAAACTTTGGCCAGGAAGAAAGAGTGCAATCGAGCCAATAAGTGTCATCCAACATGATGGCACTTATGATATGACAATACAACAGAACACTCCAACATTCTTCGGCTGTTACGCAGGGGACGTCCTGGTGGGCGTGAATAGTGGGATTAAGACAACCGAAGTCCATTACCGTTCTAGGGGCCTATACGTCGATCCTGCGTATCGAGGCAATGGGATCGCAAAGACTCTTCTCAAGGCTGTAGACTATCAAGCTACCAAGGAAGGATGCTGCATTGTATGGACCATGCCAAGGAAAGATGCTTGGAAAACATATCACTACTGCGGCTACATACAAGACACGGACTTCTTTAATGAAGGTGTTGAATTTGGTCCGAACTGCTTTGCAAGCAAGAGTGTGTCCTCCTCAAAATCTGGAGTTTTGACAACAAGTCAATAGTTAAAGAAAAAATCGTCTAATAGTGAAGGCTCCCATTGGGAGCCTTTTGTTTTAGATAAATATAGCAATATAGGGGTATTTTCATGTCAGACATTTCCAATGTACTACACGGTTATGGTGTCCAGCTCGAGTCTAAAGCAGTTGACAC